GGAAGACGCCGGCGGCATGATCGCGTTTGCTTGGTTCGTTTGGGACCATCAGCACAAGGGGCCTCCGACCCTGGGGTGGCTATGACTGAAGCCATTTACATCGCCCACCGTGATGCCGAAGCCTACCGCCTCGCCGGCTGGACCGTCATCACTCTGCGCTGTCACCACGGGGCCTGGTCAATGCTGGCTTGGAGGAAGGCGTGAGCAGAATCCGATCCGTTCATCCCGGTCTCTTCACCGACCCTGAGTTTCTTCAGGTCGGCATGGCCGCTCGCATGCTGCTGATCGGGCTATGGACAGAAGCGGATGACCGCGGCGTGTTTGAATGGAAACCGCTTGCTCTCAAGATCAAACTCTTCCCCGTCGATAGCGTGGACATGGAAGCCCTGTTAGCTGAGTTGGTTGGCGCAGAACGCATCCGTAAAGTGGAGCATGAGGGGAAGTCCTACGGTATTTGCCGTAAGTTCTGCAAGTATCAGAGGCCGAAAAACCCCTCCGAAGGCCACCCGTTTAACCCAGCATGGGGGGAATTTGTCGCGCTCAAGCCCTCTGACTCCCGTAGTCCTACCCCAGCCCTACCCCAGGAGGGGGTGAAAACGCCTGCTGATGGAGAGGAGAGGAGAGAAGAGAAAGAGGAGAAGAAAGAAAGAGCCGCGCCTCCGGCGCTTTTTGACGGTTTCGAAGATTGGTGGAAGGTTTACCCGAAGAAAGACGACAAGGGCCACGCTCGGAAAGAGTTCGCGAAGGCTCGAAAGCGAGGCATCCCGCTCGAAACGCTCTTGGCTGGAGCCGAACGCTACCGCGACGACCCGAAACGCTCCCCGGACTTCACGAAGAATGCCGGCACATGGCTCAACGGCGAATGCTGGGGCGATGAAGGCGCTGTGCCGCCGCCCGGACCAGAGCCGCTAGATCCAGAGCAGAAAGAACAGAACCGCCTCGCAACGCTCGCCTGGGCGATCGACAAGGGCATGATCAACATCGCGAACAACTACCCAGCCGCTGACGTTCGCAAGCTTCTGGCCTCAGGGCGCGTCACCCGGGAGCAGTGCGACAAGATCGGGATTGCAGCCTAATCCGGTAGTCGGAAAGGGGCAGAGCTATGGAGGAGAGGATGATTGAGTTTGGTATGTTTGGTTTTAGTTCACCATTCGAGTTTGCGGCTGCACTGATTGGGGCAGTCCAGGATCACAACGATCTATGCGATGAGATCGATCGCTGGAATGACGACGGTGGATGCTATGCGCCGTGGCCATATGGGTGTGGCGTAGCCTAGCTAACGGAGGAGAGGATGGACAGCACGGTTGTCGGCAGCATTGTGGATCTGAGCCGTAGCGAGACGCGGACTGTGCGGATGCTTTTGTCGCCGCAAGATGCAGCGATCCTCGACCTGCTCATTTCCAAACTGAACATCGCCTTTCCAACGCGCGATGTCGGGGACGTAATGACGGTCGGCGAAATGCTCCAGGTTCTCCGGATGATCAAGACCTTGAGCGAGCAACCGGCTTAGCAGCGCTGGCCTGGACCCTGTTTGGCTTTGCGTGGGCCAAGGCTGACGATTGCCCACCCCAGGACAGGAGACCAGACCATGAGTGAGAAGCCGGCCAAGCTTTGCGGGAAGTGTAAGGCGGCGCCTGTCAGCTCGACGCGGGCCTGGGGCCGGTGGTGCCGGGACTGTGCGAATGCCTATGCCCGGGAGTGGCGGCGCAAGCGCGTGCTGACGGATGAGGACAGACTCCGTGATGCGAGCCGGGCAGCAGCGACCGCGGCTAGGCGCAAGGGAATACTCGTCCCGCAGCCGTGCGAGAGGTGCGGAGAGACCAAGGTGGAAATGCACCACGAAGACTATTCGAAACCCTTGGAGGTGGTTTGGCTCTGCCACCGGTGCCACTTCGATCGGCACACCGAGCTATTCGGCATCGAGGAACAGCGGAAGCTCGAAGAGTACTTCGCCAAGGCCTCGTAACCCCCAAAAAGTTTCACAACGAACAATGTTCTGGCATCAAGTATCCAAACTAATCAAAGCATTCTGGAGATGGATCGAGGGTGTTTTGATCCGAAGGGGAGAGCGATGACCCTCCCCGCCGATCGCATCGTTGCAGCACTCCTCCGCTTCGGCTTCCGAGAGATCGACATAGCCAGGAGGTTCGACGTTGACCGGGCTTACGTCTCCGCAGCGAAGCGCCGGCTAGGCCTCCCGATGAAGCCCAACGGCAGACCTAGGCCCCACAACCGCAACGGGGCACCGCCGACAACCAGGTACTTCGGGTGACATGTTGCATGAAAGCCACACACCTGTTACCCTATCGCTATAGTAGGGAATGAAAGCAATGGCTGGCAAAGGTTCACCTAAGGGTGTGAAGCAGGGGGGCAGGAAGAAGGGCACCCCGAACAAGCTGACGAAGACGCTGAAGGACATGATCCTCGGTGCGCTCGATGACGCTGGAGGGCAGGCTTATCTCACCAAGCAGGCCAAGGAGAACCCGAACGCGTTCCTGGCGCTGGCTGGCAAGGTCCTCCCCCTTCAGATCCAGGGCGACAAAGAGAACCCCCTGCGCACCATCACCGAAGTAAGGGAAACGATTGTCGATCCTGGACATCCAAGTTCCGAGGGCTCTGAAGCCTCTGCTGGCACCGGCCAGGTATAAGGGGGCTTACGGTGGGCGAGGGGGTGCAAAGTCCCACTTCTTCGCAGAGCAGCTCGTCAAAAGAGCTTATCTCAAGCCCATCCGCTGGGCCTGCATTCGTGAGGTGCAGAACAGCCTCCGGGAATCCGTCCGTCAGCTCCTCATGGACAAGATATCCAAGTTCGGACTTACGGATGAGTTTGAAGTTCTGGACGCTGAGATCCGCGGCAGGAGCGGCAGCCTCATCATCTTCAAGGGCATGCAGCACTACAACGCTGACACGATCAAGTCCCTGGAGGGTTTCGACGGGGCGTGGGTGGAAGAGGCGCAGAGCTTCTCGGCAACCTCGCTTCGATACCTCAGGCCTACAATTCGTAAGGACGGCTCGGAAATCTGGTTCTCCTGGAACCCCCGGAACAAGCGGGATGCGGTTGATCACTTCATGCGCCAGGAAAAGCCCGCGGAGGCTATCTGCGTCAGGGTGGGATGGCAGGATAACCCCTGGTTTCCAGCCGTTCTCAAGAAGGAAAAAGACCACGATTACGAGGCCGACCCCATCAACGCGGCTCATGTCTGGGGCGGGGAATACCAGATGATCACCCAGGGCTCTTACTATGGCCGGCTCATCGCTAAGGCGAGATTGGACAAGCGCGTTACCAAGGTGCCTTACGATCCCAAGCTTCAGGTCTGCACGGCCTGGGATCTCGGTATGCAGGGCTGCATCTGGTTCTTCCAGCATGTGGGTTTAGAGCGCCGCGTCATAGGCTTCTACCAGAAGGAAGGCGCCGGGCTGGACCACTTCGGAGCCTATGTGAAGAACCTCGACTACGCTTACGAGGCCCACTACCTGCCGCACGACATCGAGGCCCGGGAGATCAGCTCAGGCCAGGTCAGGCTGGACATTCTGCGATCGATGAAGATTGGGCCGATCCGGGTTGTCCCGGCCGAGAGTGTTGAGAACGGCATCGAAACAGTCCGGTCCATCCTCCCTCAGTGCTGGTTTGATGAGTCCTGCGAGGAGGGCTTAGAGGCCCTGAGCCAGTACGAGGCCGAATACGTCGAGGACCACGGGGTGTTCAAGCCGAAGCCGCTTCATAATTGGGCAAGCCATCCGTGTTTCGTAGGCGAGACTGAGATATTGACGCATAACGGAATGTGTCAGATAAGGAATCTACCGGAAGTTGGAGAGGTTCTCACGTCATGCGGCTGGAAAGCCTACAGAAATCCGAGGATCACGAGGAAGGATGCCCCACTTGTGGAGGTGCGGTTCATCGGCGGCTACACGGTGAACTGTACGCCGGATCATTTGTTCAAAACGGCGAGCGGGTGGAGATCCGCAAGATCCCTGACCCGGAATACAGAGATCCAATCTTCCTTGATGAGCTTACCCAATATTTCGACGGAGGATTGTACCGGCTCTACCCGGCTGAAATCTACTTTTCGCGCGGCGGCAAGAAGCTGCACCGCGAGGTTTGGCGCGTGGCTTTCGGGTCCATTCCAGCTGGATGCCACATCCATCACAAGGATGCCGATCCTTCCAATAACCGGCTGGACAATCTCGAATGCAAGCCTGCTGCCGAGCACCTCTCCCATACTTGGCGGGAGAACGAGCAAGCTCACCGCGCCAGAGGATTCAACGACAGTGCCCGGCAGAAAGCGGCTGACTGGCACAAATCCGATGCCGGTCGGCTTTGGCATAAGAGACATGCCGAACGGATCAAGGGCTGGACCAAATGGCGGCGAGTCCCGTCGAATTGCCCAGAGTGCGGCGCAGAGTTTCAGCGCCTCGATAGAGTCGGTGCTTACGCCCAGAAATACTGCTCAGCCCCCTGCAAGGCCGCTGCTTATCGAAAGCGTTCGGCCGCTGAGCGAAAGAGCGGACGTGTGGTGTCTGACAGTGCCGGGGGCTGAGGAGTTCTCCCTAGCCAACGGGGCGCTTGTCCACAACTGTGACGCCTTCCGCATGTACGCCATGGGCCACCGGCCGCAGGCAAAGGTTAAGGCCCCCAAGGACTTCGCCCTACCGCCCGGGATTGTGTGATGAGCATTAACAGTCGTCGAACGACCAGTAAGTCAGCCAACCATCGACTGCCGACATATCGGCCGTTCTTCGCTAGCTACTCGGTTGATGTCTCGGGTTGTTGGCTTTGGACGGGGCAGATAGTGAGAGAGTATGGGGCCGTGAGCCGACACGGTCGGATCTACAAGGCCCATCGCTATTCTTGGGAGATGTTCTACGGCCCCATACCCGAAGGGCTATTGGTGTGCCACCGCTGTGACGTGCGGCTATGCGTTAATCCCGAGCACCTGTTCCTGGGCACCCCTTTGGACAACGTCCGCGACATGATCGAAAAGGGCAGGGCGGCGCACCAGAAGGCGGGTAATTCCCTAGTAGCCCGATAGGCATTGACCACAATCCATAGCGTGTGGTAAAAATGCCGCACCGGATCAGTCCGGTGTTGCGGAGAGGCCACAATCGTGCGCGACCTGACCCCACAAACCATGCTGGTTGGCCGTCGCACTAACTGGCGGCTCATCTGGACCATCAGCAAGACACCCGAAGAGGCGATCAAGCGCCTGTTCAATCAGGGCTACCGCGGTGAAGAGCTAAGGCCCCCGAAGGGCTGGCAGAATGCCTGACGCCTCCGGCACCAAGTCCATGACCGACGCGGAGTTGTCCAGCATCATCGCCGATGCTGAGCGCGACTCTCTCGCATACATGGGCTCCAAGCTCTCCGAGCAGCGCAAAGACGCTCTCAAATACTACCTCGCAGAGCCCTTCGATCCAAAAACAGGCCTTCAGGCTGTTCCTGGTCGGTCCTCCGTCATCATGCAGGAGGTGGCGGACACGATCGATTGGATCATGCCGGACCTGCTGAAGAAATTCGCTTCGGGTGATAGAGCCGTTGAGTTCCAGCCCAACCACGAAGAGGCCGAAGCTTCAGCACAGCAGGCTACTGCTTATGTGAACTACGTCTTCTTCCACGACAACCCTGGCTTCATCATCCTGCACAACATGTTCCTGGACGCTCTTGTCCAGAAGAACGGGATCGTCAAAGTCTGGTGGGATGACCAGGCATCCGATGAGATCCGGGAGTTGAAAGAGCTTCCCACCGACGCCTTCGCCCTGCTCAACGAAGACCCCGATATTGAAATCATCGCGCACACCGAAAATGCCCCGGCTGGTCCTACCGGTGGCGTGACCCCGGAGCTTGGCGCGGATGGTGGGGAAGCCGGCGCGTACTCATCCTCCGCGCCGGCCGAACCCACCCATGACGTTCGGTACCGGATGAAGTCCGGTAAGTGCTGCGTTCACAACGTCGAGCCTGAAAACTTCCTGATGGCGCGGAACGGCAAGGACATCAAGTCCACGCCGTACTGCTCTGACCGTCAGAGAAAGACCATCTCGGACCTGATCGCGATGGGCTTCGATCCTGTGCAGGTCAAAACCCTCCCCTCGGATGACGATAACGAGACGGATGAGTCGGAAGAACGTCGGGACGGCGATGACGATGCAGGCCCGATCCTCTCCGATCGCGAAGGGGTGATGCGGGAAGTCTGGTTTACGGAACATTATATCCTGGTCGATTACGACGGGGATGGGGTTGCGGAACGTAGGAAAGTCCAAACAGCAGGTTCTGCCGCAACGATCCTCCGTCGCAAGGGCGAGGATGGCAAGTATCAACCAGCAAATGATCCGTGGGACGGGCCTCCGCCTTATGCCTCGGTGACCCCGAAGCCCAAGCCGCACAGATTCTTCGGCCGCTCCATCGCTGACATCGTGATGGATATTCAACGTATCTCAACGATGCTGACCCGGCAGTTGCTGGACAACCTCTATGCCAGCAACAACCCCCGGCATGTGGTCTCCGAGTTCGTGAACTTGGATGACCTGATGAGCCCGCGGCTGGGCTCGTTCGTGCGTCTCTCTGAAGGCAAGATGCCGAGCGATGGACACGTAGCCCCCATCGTCCTGCCGTTCGTCGCCAAGGACGTGATCCCCGTCATGGAGTACATGGAGGGGATCAAGGAGAACCGCACGGGGGTTACCCGATACAACCAGGGGACCGATTCCGACAGCCTCAACAAGACGGCCCGGGGTATTACCCAGATCATGTCCGCTGCCCAGCAGCGTATAGAACTGGTCGCGCGGATCTTCGCTGAGACCGGTGTCTCGGACATGTTTCTCCTCATCCTTCAGTGCGTTTCGAAGTACCAGAAGAAAGCCCGCGTGATCAAAGTTGCCGGCTCCTGGACACCCATTGACCCCAGAGGCTGGGAGTCGATGTTCAAGATGCAGATCAACGTCGGACTAGGGACGGGGAACAAGGATCAACAGTTGATGCACCTCCAAACCATCGGAGAGATGCAGGAGAAAATCGCCCTTGCAGGGAATCCAGGCGGGATTGTCCAGCCGGCGAACGTCTACAACGTGGGTCGCAAGATGGTGGAGAACGCGGGGCTCAAAGACCCTGAACTCTACTTCACCGACCCGGGCAAAAACCCGCAGCAGCCTCCGAAGCCCGACCCTGAAATGGCCAAGGTGGAGAACGACGCCAAGGCCAAACAGGCTGAATTGCAACTCAAAGCGCAGGGCCAACAGGCCGAACTGGCGCTGAAGGCCAAGGGCCAAGAGGCGGAGCTTGCCCTCAAGGCTCAAGGCCAGATGGCTGACCACCAGATGAAAGCCCAGGGCCAGCAAATGGACCACCAGCGCCAGGTTGAAGGTGCTGAGGCTGATCGCTCCATTCAGCGCGAGGGCATGCAGTCCGAGCAGCAGGGCAAGTCCGACAACGTGGACAAGGCCATCCAGCAGGTTGGCGAAATGCTCAAGGACTTCATGACTGAGCAGACTAAGCGGGATCAGCGGCAGGATCAGACCATTGCCGAGATCGTGGCGAAATTGACACCGCAGGCACAGCCAGGCGGAGTGAGCGCGTGACCCTCGACGAACGCTCCCAAGCACTCCGCGACGGTGAGGACGCAGCCCTTGCTCTCGAAAAGCTGCCGCTCGACGCCGCACGCCAATCCATCTTTGAGGAATGGGCCAAGAGTGCCGGCGAGAAGGACTATGCCAAGCGCGAAGACCTCTGGCACGAGCTGCGCGCCCTGGAGCGTGTCAAGGCACGGCTCTGGACAATGATCAACACGGCGAAGATGGCTGCGTTTGAGATCAAGTCTGACAAAGAGACACTGACCCGAAAGGTTGACCCGTATGTTCCTTAACCGCTCTCTCCCTATGTACTTCGCGCCTGACGACGAGCAGGGCGGCGGCTTCTCGGTTGAGGAAGCGGTCACTAAGCTCTCTGAACAGCGCGCGACCCAGGAGAAGGAAGCGGCTAAGCCGAAACCAGAGCCCAAGGTTGAGACGCCCAAGGTGGCGGCTCCCATGGCTGAAGAATCAGAGGAGGCGCCCGAGACCGGCGACCCTCAAGATGAATCCACGGAGGAGAAATCCCCCGAGGAGAAATTGGCGGCACAGTTGGCAAGCGAACAGGAAACACCTGCCGCTGACACCAAATTGCCGTCCGGTTGGTCGGATGCTGATCGCGAACTGTGGTCCAGTCTGACACCCGAGGTTCAAGCCAAGCTTGAGGCGCGGGAAAAGGCACGGGATGCAGGTATTCGCAAGAGGCTCCAGGAGGCTGATTCTGTCAAGAAATCGGCAGACACCCTCGCCGAACAACTCAAGGCTGAGCGGCAGAAACTCGCTCCGATCCTTCAATCGACCCAAAACCAACTCATTGCGCAACTGGTCGAACAGTTTCCGGGTGTGGACCCCCGCAACCCGGCATCGGTGACCCAGTTTGCTCTTGAGCACCCCGAGCGGTATCCGGCTTACGATGCTCTTTGGAAGCAGATCGGGGCCGTCGCCCACCAGCAAAAGAGGCAGGAGGCCGAGCAGAAGCAGCGCGAGGAAGCGGAGTACAACACCTTCGCCGAATCACGCGTGTCTCGACTGCTTGAACTGGACGAAACCCTGAAAGACCCGGCGAAGTCCGCCGCGTTCGAAAAGGAAATCGTCGAATACCTCATGGAAGGCAACGGCTACGGCAAGATCGATCCGGAGAGGATCAAGCTCTACACCGCCGAGGAACTGCTGATGGCCAGGAAGGCACGGCTTTACGACAAGGCCATGGCCGCCCTGAAGAAGTCACCACCGGCCAAAGTGCCGGCAGTGGCAAAGCCAGGCGCAGGGGTCGAAGGAGGGAAGACGGAGAAAGAGGCTGCCTTGGAAAAACGCCTCAAGAAGTCCGGCAGCGTGGAAGACGCGGTGGAGCTTCTGAGGCTCAAGCGGGCTGGATAGCCCCCAAGGAGACTAACTATGGCTACGCCAACCGGTACGTTCCAGTCGTACCAAGCGATCGGTAACCGAGAGGACCTCTCGGACATCATCGACAACATCTCCCCCACGGACACGCCGTTCTACAGCCGTGTCAAGAAGTCCTCGACCGGCTCGACCTCGCCGGAATGGCAGACCGACGCTCTCGACGCGCCGGCCACCAACCTCATGGTGGAAGGCGACGACGCGACCACGAATACCGCGACGCCGACCGTCCGCCTGAAGAACTATGTTCAGACCTCGCAGAAGACCCCGCGTGTTTCGGGTATTCAGCGCGAGCTGGACGCCGCCGGTCGCGGTGACGAAATGGACTACCAGACCATGAAGCGAGGCAAGGAGTTGAAGAACGACATCGAATACGCCCTGGTCCGTAACCAGGCGTCTTCGGCGGGTTCGGCGACTGTGCCCCGTTCTTCGGCTGGCCTGGAGTCCTGGATTGCGACCAACAAGACCTCGGTTGGAACCGGCACGCTTCAGACCACCCCGGGCTATTCGGGCGGCACTGTGGCGGCCCCGACTGACTCGACGGTTACCGGGTCGGTTGCGGAATCGCATCTGAAGTCGATCGCCAAGACCATCTATGACGCGGGCGGCGCTGCCGACCTGATCATGGTTGGAACCGGCACGAAGCAGAAGATGTCCACGTTCGCCGGCATCGCGACCCAGTACCGCGAGAACTCGGGGAACAAGCGAGCGACCATCCTCGGGGCTGCGGATGTCTACATCTCCGACTACGGCGAGTACAAGATCGTCGCGAACCGCAAGGTCCGTGACCAGACGGCTCTGTTCCTGGACATGGAGCACTGGGAAGTGAAGCGGGTTCGCGGCATCACCAAGTACCCCTTGGCCAAGACCGGCGACTCCGACCGCGTGCTGTTGGTGACCGACTACACCCTGGCCAGCTTGAACGAGAAGGCCAGCGGCAAGATCACCGATATCAACTCGGCCCTGTAACAACGTGCGGCGGGTGGATGAGGCCCGCCGCATTCTTTAAGGAGGATGAGCATGGGACGACCGAAGGGCAGTAAGAACGTACCGCGACGAGTGGTTGACGGGCCGGCGCAGGCATTGCCTCACCCAGATCCTGACGCGCTCACGGAGATCCTCACAAGTGACGCGTTTCAAAATCCCCCGCCGGTCGTGCAGAAGCCTGATTCCGTCACCATGACCCTGACCGATGAGGACCTAGCCCCCGCACGCGCCTCCAAAAAGAAGCATTCCCGGTTGGCGGATGAGTATATCCAGAGCCAGATCCGGGATGAGATCATGCTCAAGAAGATCGGCGAGGTCCAGGAGTTGAGCGTTCCCCAGGTCGTGCCGTTCGACCTCTCCGGCGCCTATGTGAAGGCCGCCCAGAAGAAGGCCCGGGATGCGGGGTATCAGTTCGCCCACTCGCTGCGCAAAGTGGAAGGGCAGTGGGTTTTCGAAGCCAGCAACACCCCGAAGGTGAAGAATGACGCGCCATCTGATCAGTCATGATCCCATCTCGGGCATCCGCGCCTATTACGAGCCCGAGAACAACGGCGGGGCGAGGATCATCCACGAATACGACGATGTGAGCGGCATCCTCGACAACAACAAGCTGAATTTCAACCACGTCAACCCGTGGAACGCCGATCGGTCCATGAAGAAAGTGGCGACGGTCCCTAATTCCATCATCACCAAGTGGCTCTTGGAGGAGGGGATTGATTTCTACAACAAGGATCATTGGCCAAAGGTGCGGGCAAAGCTGAATAGCAGCGAATACCTGTTTCTCCGCACCGCGCCCGGGCGCATATGACCACTGAAGAGCGGAAGCGGCGGGCCTATAAGCTCTTTCGATCGGGCGAGCCTGACCAGGCCCTCACCATCGTCTCCGCTCTGTTGAATGAGAACCCCGAGGACGTGACTGCGCTGTTCATGGCGGCCGAAATCCTTGGCGCTGCTCACCGGCATGGGCTGGCCGAGCCGCTCTATCGCAGAATCCTGGAGCTTGATCCGACACTCTCAGCAGCTTGGAACAATCTCGGGCTCTGCCATCACAAAGCCGAGAAGATCGATGAGGGCATTGAGTGCTACATCAAATCCCTCAGGTACGGCGGGGATGATTTCGAGCCCTACAACAACCTGACCCTGATGAACACGGTTCGGGGCGATCACGAGAACGCTCTCCGGCTTCACAAGCGCGCCTTGTTCTTCGCCCGGAACGCGGATGACCTGAAGACCGCCCGCAGCAATGCAACGCTTTCTCACCTCTCCTTGAGACACTGGGAAGAAGGCTGGCCGGCGTTTGAGCTGATGCTGGACACCCTGAAACAACGGAAGAAACGCTCGTTTGGAGTACCGGACTGGGATGGGCAGCCGGTTGATGGGATGATTGCGGTCTATGGTGAACAGGGGCTTGGGGATGAGATCATGTTCGCCTCGATGATCCCCGACATGATCGAAGCCGGTCACGCGCCTGTGATTGAATGCGATCCGAGGCTTGAGAATCTCTACCGCCGGTCCTTCAATTGCCCGGTGTTCGGGACGCGACACGAAAGGATGCCAGGATGGGTATACTCGATGCCTTTACAGGCCAAAGCGGCGGTTGGCTCTCTAGCGCAATTCTACCGTTTGAAGGAGCCGTTTCCCAAGCGGGCTTACTTGAAACCCGACCCCATCCGCAGGAAGCACATCCGCGAGGCCCTGGACAAGCTGCCCGGCCGCAAGATCGGGATTGCCTGGACCGGGGGGATATTCTCGACCCGCCAGAGAGATCGCAGCCTCACCCCTGAGCTACTGAAGCCGCTCTTTGCGCTCCCCGGCATCACTTGGGTAAGCCTGGAGTACAAGGGTGATGCTGTCCCAGGGGTCATTCACTGGCCGGAGATCACGCAATCCAAGGACTATGACGACACCGCGGCATTGGTGGCTGAGCTTGATCACGTCGTCTCGGTAACGACCACCGTTGCTCTCCTTTGCGGGGCGATCGGAAAGCCCTGTGACGTTGTGGTTCCCGAGCATCCGACATGGCACTGGGCTGAGTATGGGGATATGCCATGGTACGATTGCTTGAGACTTTGGCGACGTGACGGAGTATCCTGGGAGCCGCTTCTAGCAAGGCTTTCAGCGCATTTGGTGACACCGGAGAGGATGGCTGCACAATGAGCCCATTTGGCCCGATTGCACTGCGTATCGATAGATTGGCTGGCATTATCCGCGCCGAGGGATTGCCAGACCCGGAATACGAGCTTGTGCAGGTCAAAATTGAGGCTGAGGTGAAGTGGCCTCTGATAGCTGAGTGTTATTCGCCCGTTTATTATGAAGCGGGCATGCTCTGCGCCAAGGTGCCCGCCAACATCAACCCAAACGACGTATATGCATGGAAGGCAATCGTGACGCCTGCCGCTGACAATATGCGCTGGGCAGACGACGGAGGCAGGGCATGAAGCTCACGCTTTGTTTCGTCCTCATCGACCTTGGCGTCCCCTGGTACAAGACCGCTGCCGCTGAGATGATCCGCTCCGCACGCCGGGCCTACAAAGACCACGACCTCACCATCGTCCAGTTGACGGACAACCAAACCGCCCACTGCCCCGATGCGGACGGCGTGTTCAATCTGGAAATCCAGGTTGTGACGGAGCAGCTGGCGCAGGCCAAAGGCCACTTGATGGCTGAGTTTGCTCTACAGGCTCAAGAGCCTGTCATTTTCTGCGACGTGGATCTCATTTGGAACAACGACAGCCTGTTGAGCGCGCCCCTTATGGCACCGGTTGGCTGCCTCTGGCGGACAGACTTCCAATGCATGCCCTTCAACACAGGGATTGTGATGACACAGCCAGGCCAAGAGGCGTTCTGGAAGGCCTACCGCCGCGCCTGCAAGTCACTCCCCGATGAAATGCAGATGTGGTGGGGCGATCAAGTGGCCATGACCGCTGCCGACGCTGTTTGCAAGGGCATGGTGGGCCGGCTGCCCATGAAGGAAGTCGCGCCCGCGCTCGATGTCCTGCCAAACTTCCCCCTCGCAACCCCCGCCGTTCACTTCAAGGGTGACCGCAAGCCGCTGATGGTCCCCTATGCCAGACTGCTGGATGACGGGGATGAGTTTGATTTCGTCAGGCCGACCGTGAACGCGGCTGACATCAACATTGAGTTCGGCGAGAAGGACGTTCAACGCATACAGGGGTTCACGTTCTGATGCTCAAAGTGTTCATTGGATACGACCACCGGCAGGCGATCAGTATCAACGTGCTGATTCACTCCCTGATGGAGCACACGTCTATCCCGCTTCAGATCATTCCCCTGAAGCTGGAAACGCTGCCGTTCAAGCGCCAAGGCCTGACACCCTTTACCTACAGCCGCTTTCTCGTGCCGTGGCTCTGCGAGTTCGAAGGGGCGGCACTCTTCCTCGACGCGGACATTCTCTGCACCACGGACATCCGCTCTTTGGTGGATGAGGTGAACGGCCAGCAATGCGCCGTGGCAGTCTGCAACACCAAGCCGGAATATGAACGGGCGGCGGTGATGTTTTTCAACTGCTCCCACCCGGACAACCAGAAACTCACCCCCGATTACCTCGAAACCACCAAGGACAAGCTGCACCTGATTTCCTGGACCGAGGCTATCCACTGGATGCCGAACCGCTTCAACTACTTGGTCGGTTACGACGACCCCGCTTGGTGCCAGGGCAAAACACCTGCCTTGATCCACTATACGAAAGGCGTTCCGGCCTGGGCTGAGACGGATAAGTGCGACTTCGCCGACCACTGGCACAAGGCCAGGGCAGGGGCCTTTATCCCGGCCGCAAGTTGGGGTACATTGATGGGGCATTCAAAGCACGCGACCGAGGGACCCGGCGGCGTGACCATTCCAGCCCCGAGGGTCCCCGATGCCGTTCTCCCATCGCAGCGAGCTTAGGACCGCCATCAGGGATTTCCTGATGCGGCCCGGCGACACCACGAACATCTCTGACGCCACCTTGAATGACATCATCGTCATGCAGGAGGCTGAGACCTTCGACCGCCTGGACTTGAACGAGGTCGAAACCAACGACCCCGCCTTTGCCGTGACCGCAGGGCTTACAGCTCTCCCAACAGGCTTTAAGGGCTTCCGCCGCGATCCGATCGCCAGCTATCAGGGCAACAGCTACAACCTCATCCTTTCAAGCCCGAAGCAGATCACCGACGAGTGCGGGGGTCGGACCGGAACCCCGAGGCTCTACTGCATCGAAGCCAACCAGCTTCGTTTGGGATATGCGCCGGCTGAATCCCTCACCCTGGATATCACCTACTGGGGGAAACCCGCAGCGATCACCGACGCGGCTTCAAACATCATCCTGGACACCTACCCCAACCTCTACCTGTTCGGCTCTCTCAAGTTCTGCGCGCCCTACATCGGGGAAGATGGTCGCCTAGCGATGTGGGAGCGGTTCTACGAGCAAGCCATGGCCATCGCCCAAAGTGCCACGCGTAAGAAGAAATGGGCGACCGGGGGCGAAATGCGGGTTGCAGGGCCGACCCCATGATCCAATTCAAGTTCGCACAATGGACGCCTGACCAAGCTGCTTTAGATGGGCCGGGCGTTCAGGACGTTCAAAACGTCTTTCCCCTGACCAAGAACAGCTATTCCCCCATCGCTGCCTTGATCGAACAGGGCAACGCTCTGACCGCAAGGTGTCAGGGTGCGGCGACGTTTCGAGGTGTTGGCGGTGCGATCGTCAACTTCGCCGGGGATGCAACCAAGCTTTACTCATACGACGGAACCACATGGTCAGATGTTTCGCGTACCGTTGGGGGCGCTTATACCGTCGATCCCGCGGACGGCTGGTCTTTCACTCAATACGGCGATTATGTCGTAGCGGAAAACGGCACCGACGCCCCGCAGGTCTTCACCATCGGCTCGTCCACTAATTTCTCCGCCCTGACCAATGCTGTGATTGGCCGGTTTGGCATGGTGGTCGGCCCGCATTTCGTGGCCCTTCGGATCGCGGGATCTCTCAACAAGCTGGCCTGGGCAGGTATTACGACACTCACCAACTGGACGCCTGGGATTGACCTCTCGGATGATCAAGAGCTGTTCGTCGGCGGCAAGATCATGGGAGGCATTGGCGGAGAGTACGGTGTCATCTTCACCGAGCGCGCCATCTACCGTCAAAACTACGTCGGGGCCGATCCTGTCTTTACATTCGACCGGATCACCGAGGAAATGGGCGCTGCCGTTGAGGGAGCGATTGCCGGATACCAACAAGCAATCGTGTTTCTGACCTGGGATGGCTTCTACATCATCCGAGGAGGTCAGGAAATCGCTGCTATTGGAAAGCAGAGGGTGGACAAGACCTTTTGGGAGACGGTCAATCAGAGCTTCCTGTACCGGGTTTGCTCGGCTTTCGATCCAATCCGAAACCTCTACTGCATCTCCTTCCCCTCGGTGCTTTCGACGGATGGGACGCCGGATACGACCTGGTTTTACTCCCTCTCCGCGGATCAGTGGTCAAAAGGCACGTTTGGAATCGAGCAGTTGTTCTCGCTCCGAACCCAAGCCGGCTACAACACCGACACGGTTGATGCCGTGATCACCAATACGGACTTTACGTCCTATTCGGTCGATACCGCTCTCTTCTCAGGCTCAGGCCGGGCAGCTCTTGCGGGCTTTTCGCTCAATCACAAGCTTGAGACCTTCTCGGGGACTTCCCTTGAAGCATTGATCGAAACCCAGGAAATGCAGATCACTCCTGGGAGAAAGTCGAAAATCCTGGGGATAGATCCTCTCGTAGACGGCGGAGTTCCTTCGATCTCTCTCGGCTACCGGGATAGACCGAACGACATGCTGGCCTGGACGAGCTACAGCGCACAGAACCAGATCGGCTTCTGTCCCTTCCGGAATGAAGCGAGGTATCACCGTGCGAGGCTGAAGGTCGATGCGGGGGGAACCTATAACCACATCATGGGCCTCAATCCTCGGGCGACCGCCGGAGCAATGCGGTGAACCGCCACAGCCCCCTAAGCCCGAACGGCTCAAGTGCCGCAAGACTCATCGCCCAGGTCGTCAACGGGCTCTTGAAGGGGCAGTTGAACAATCAGATTGAAGTGACCCTGAGGGCAAGTCAAACGACCACCACGTTGACCGATCCCCGTCTAGGCACGGATTCCAACATCCATCTGACGCCCCTCACAGCAAACGCCGCAACCGCTTATCTGGCGGGCTGGTACATCAGCGCCCGCGGCACGGGGACAATGACCATCACCCATGCGTCCAGCGCCGACGCGGATCAGGATTTCCAGGGCTCTATCTTCTCGTAATCACGGGCACTCATCGGGACCGGGTATCGTCCCGCCGATGAACTTAGCCGGGTCGGTCTTGTTGCAGGCAGGCGCCCAGCTCAAGACCACAGCCAGGACGAGACAAACCGCCCCGAAGGCGATCAGCAGTAAATTCCGCATGGCATTCCCTTAAACCACTAGCCATAGTGTCTCGCCTGTGGCATAAATACCACCAGGACCAGCCACCACTGCGCTCGTGCGCCATTTCTCTGGCAGGTCCGTCTTGGCACAATCCGCACGCGATCATATGGAATCTCGCTCGGCTGCGGAAGCAGCGGGTAGGGCTGCCGCTGGAAAAGGCACCCAGGGCGGGTCCAAAGACCCCCGGGCGGTCGATCGCATCGCCCAAACAATGAACAACGCCAATGTGGAGACGCACCAGCTCAAGGATTGGGCGGACGCTTCGCGCGAGTACAACGACCGGAGTTTCGGCCGGCGCGCCTTGGATTTCGTCGCAGGCCCTTGGTTCAATGATAACAAGCCAGATTTCAACGATCCCCGGACCTTTTGGGGCGGCAAGTTCCACACCTCAACCAACCCCCTAGGCGCCGCGGCGTCTCTCCTCGGCGGCGCCGCTTTCCCCGGTGCCGGAATCCCCGCCGGGATGATTGGCTCCGCCATTGGTCCGGAAGCCTATCACAAGCAGATGGACCCCAATTCCCCTCTAGCCCATGAAATTGCCAGCACCAAGCCGCTAGACGGCTCAGCCCCCATCAATACCGCTCAGGGCCAATTCAGCGCGCCCCAGGGCCACGGAACCCAAGGCGGGACGATTCCCGGCCCGATCAAGCCCCCCATGCCGTCGATCATGAACCCCCAGGCGCCGCAGCAAGCCGCCATGGCAGCGCAGCAGCCGACGATCTTCCGCCAGCCCACGCAAAGCCGCTTTCAGGTCGCTGGCGGGTCTCCCTACGGCTTCAACATCTTCGGACGCGCCGCATGAACATCCGACAGATTCGCCCCAACGAACTCGCCCCGTTCCTCGCAACGCAGGACGCCGGGAAGCTATTCCGGGATGGCGTCGCCAGCATGGGGCAGCGCCTGAATGTGGCAGATGTGACTCATCTGTTGCATTCCGGCCACATGCAGCTTTGGGCGGCCTCGGATGGGGATGAAACTCCCGCAATCGTGCTCTCCGAGGTTGTGACATACCCCCGTATGAAGGTCCTCCGACTGTTCGGGCTGTCGGGTTCCCGGATGAAGGAAGTCGCTCCGCTCCTGCGCACGATCAAGGCATGGGGCGCTGAGATGGGCTGCTCGGAGTGCGAGGCGACCGAAACCCGTCCGGGTCTGGAAGTCGTGATCCCCGGATTCAAACGCGCGGGTGTCTGCCTTGTCATGCCGATTGAGGAGGCAGCATGAGCGGCGGCGGCGGATCATCCGGCAGCAGCAAGTCGGTTTCGACGGTCTCAAACGATCCGTGGTCTCCGCAACAGCCTCACCTCACTGACCTCTTCAGCCAGGCGAAGAGCCTTACCCATAACCCGGATGGGTCGATCAAGTCTGCGCAGTCTTACCCGGGCGATACCTACGCCACCATGGCGCCGGAATCGTCCCAAGCTTTGACGATGGCGACCAACCGGGCCACTCAAGGCTCTGATGTGACCCGGGGGGCCAACCAGTTCGCGGGGGATGTTCTCTCCGGCAAATATCTGGAACAGGGGAATCCGTATTTCGATGCCGTGGCGTCCAAAGCCAAAGACGCAGTGAACGGACAGTACGGGCAATACGGCCGGTCAAACGGCGGCATGCACGACGCTGCGGTCGCGAGAGAGATCGGTGGGCTCGCCTATCAGGACTACGGCAACCAACTCAACCTCATGAGCACGATGGCGGGGCAGTCGCCGCAGATTGCCCAGGCGGATTATTTCGACGCCAACGCTCTGAATGCAGTCGGCCAGCAGAGACAGTCCGAGGCGCAGAACCTCATCGGCGAAGCCACGAACAAGTGGAATTTCGAGCAACAGGCCCCGTTCGACGCGCTCAAGGCTTATCAGGATTTCATCTCAGGTTCATACGGCGGTACTCAGCAGCAGGTCGCTCCGGTCTACGGAACCCCGGCATGGCAGCAGTATCTAGGCGCAGGTCTTGGCGCGGCGGGTACAGCCGGCGGCATCGCCAGCCTCTTCATGGGGGGCTAGATGGCAAGCGTCCCCGGATTCATGGGCCCGATGGGCAACCGCTCCCCGATCTTCGGAACACCACAGGCCCCTCAAAACATGTTCGGCCTCACCCCCGAAGCCATCGCGCAGCGCCGGAAGCAACGCCAGTTTCAGGGTGTCTCTGACACGCTCACTCAGCTCGGGATCGGGCTGATGGGGCGCGGGCCTTCCATGACGCCTCAAGGTCCACTCCAGGGGCTTGCCGAAGGCCTCCAGGGCGCAAACCAGATGATGGGGCAGCGCCAGGATCAGAACATGCAGCAGGACCGCGCCGACATGTCTCAGGCGCAGTTCGGCATGCAGCAGCAGCAATTCCAGGCTGAGCAGAAGAAACAGGCCGAGCAAGACGCCTTCGCCCAGGCCCGTCAGGCGCAGATGGAAAAGCTGATCTCAGGTCTTCCTCCGGAACAGCAGGCAGCAGCAAGAGCGGACCCGGATACGTTTTTCAAGGCGTATGCGGAAGCCATGTTCCCGAAGGAGCAGGGGCCGCAGTCTGCCATCGCCAAAGCGCAAGCGGACCTCAAGGCTGGCCGTATGTCGCAGGCGGAGTATGACGCCTACGTTCGGAAAGAAACCTATATCCAGCCGCCCGATCAGACCAACATTAACATGCCGGTGGAGACGGCTTTCGCGAAGTCGTTCGGCGGAGCGGAAGGCGAAGCGGCGGGCAAGCTTGCGAATGACGTTGGCTCGCAAGCTTCGGCACAGCTTCAGAACCTTCAGGCGCTTCAGCAAGCCTACAGCCAATTGCAGGCGGCTGGCGGTGATACGAACGCCATGGCCTCGCTGAAGCTCAAGGCGACGCAGATCGCACAGGGCCTCGGGATGGACCCGGCGAGCCTCGGCTTGCCCCAGAACGCAGGCCCCGGCGAAACCATCAACGCCATTACCAATCAGCTCGCCTTGCAGATGCGCAACCCGGCGGGCGGCGCGGGCATGCCCGGGGCTATGTCGGATGCGGATCGGCAATTCCTCTCGCAGACCGTCCCGAACATCGACAACTCCCCGCAGGGCTTCCAGGCGAAGATTGAGATTTCCCAGAAGGTCGCACAGCGCAACGCCGAAATGTCGGCGCGCTGGAACGCCTACCCGGACCAATCTCAGGCCGGGTTCCGCAAGTTCAAGCAGGAATGGAAGAAGTATACGGACGCAAACCCGCTGTTCGGCCAGCAGGATCGGCAGAAGCTCAATAGCGGCGTCACGATCGGCGCGCCCAAAGGACCAACCGTTACGCCAGACCTCAACCCTGAGGACGGCTGGCAATGAACCCGGTCAAGGTCAACAGCAAGACGGGTCAGATCGCAGTTGCGCGCGGAACGGAACCGCGTGCCGATGCCGTCACGATCTACAATCCTGGTGAATACAAGATCAACCCCATGAAGGGGCAGATCGCCATCCCGACTCCCGATGGCAAGTATGAAATCCACGCCCTGACCCCCGAACAGTCTTCTGCCTTGATGAGCCCCGATGCACTGTTGCGCCGTCAAACCGGCATGGTCGGCAGCGGAGTGGGCGAGAAGACGACGGGCGAGGGTGAATCCGCTCTCCGGGGCGCGCAGCAGGGCGTGACACTCAATCTCTCCGATGAGATCGGGGGCCTGACCTCTGCCGCCATGGCGAATGCTCAAGGGCGGCCCATCGCGAAGGACCCGCAGCACCCTGTCACGGGCGGGATGACCACCGATCTCTTGGCTCAGTACCTCAACCAAGTTCAGGGCGAGCGGGCGGACAATCAGGCTGCATTGGAATCCAGCCCGAAGATTTTCAAGAGCGCGCAGCTCGCAGGCTCAATCATCCCTTCGGCAGCTCTTCCGGCCGCAAGAGCACTCCCGGCGATCGGCTTCGGTGCTGCTCAAGGGGCGGTGCAGGGCGCTGGTGGCGCGGATACGCAGGACCTTAAGGGCATCCTCTTCAACACCATGATCGGCGCTGGCGGCGGCGCGGCGGGTGGGGCAATGGGTTCGGCCGCCAACAAAATCTTCGCAGCGAACACGCCTTCCGGCATGGCGTTCAATGCGATCGACCAAGCAAGCCCGAACGGCATCAAGGCGCTTGCCGGTGAGACGGCGCAGGCTGGCGGCTCCGCTGCCGAACATAGTCCTGTGCTCGCGGATGTCCTGCGGAACTACTCGGAGCAGGCGCCTAAAACTGCGGCGTCACTTGTTGGTCCTGCTGCTTCTCGCATGGCTCAGGTCAACAAACAGGCCGTGGGTGAAGTCGATCGGATGCTCTCCCCCGAGAATGCGATCCTCTATCTGAAGAACGTCAAGCAAGCGGCCAAGGCGGCAAACGGTCCGGCTTACGATGCGGCAAGGGCTTCGCCTGTCCGTGTCGGGCTTCCGATGGAAGTGCAGAACCAACCGGTGTTCAAGGATGCTCTGAAGGCTGCCCAGTCTGCGGCGGAGAACGAATTTCCACCGAGGCAGATCGACCCAGCCAATCTCTCGGCCGGAGACATCGATCTTGTTGACCGGATGCTCCGCACCATGAAGGCGGCTGCGGAGAAATCCCAGGGCGACACCAGCGAAGCCGCGATCAAAGCGCAAGCCACTCTCCCGGCCGTCGCACAACGTCAGGCCGATACCCGTTTCGTTGCCGATCAGGCTTTCCCGGAACTAAAGACTGCGCGGGATCAGGCAGCGGTTGCGCTTCAGAAGCAAGAGGCCCTGAAACTCGGCGGGCAGGCTCTAGCCCCAGGCCGTGAAGCGGTGGAGATCGCCGCCGAGTACAGCGCGCTTTCTCCCCATCAGCAGGAAGCCTATCGGGTCGGGATTGCAACCAAACTCCGAGCAATGCTCGCCAGCAAAGGCAGCGCTTCAAATGTCGGTCAGGTCTTCGACAAGACGGGCCTGGCTGACAAGCTCGTTGCTGTTGGGTTTCCTCAGGAGACCGTGGACAAGATCGTCAAGGGCGGCATGTCTGCTCGATCGGTCCTCAATGCGTTGACCGAAGGCTCAGACACCGCTCAAAAGCTCCTCGCTGCTGAAGCTGGGAAGTCCCCGCTCAGCAAGATCAAGCCCATGGATCTGGTCCTCGCCGCGGTGGGGAACATCGCCACCATGGGCGGCGTCAAGGTCGCGAACGAAGTGGGGAAGAAGACCGAGCAGGGAGCGGCTAAGCGGGTTGTGGAAGCCCTGGCCGCTCAGGGGCCTGACGCACTGAAGGGATTGATATTCAACTCTCCGCAGTCGGCCGCTGCAATCTTCAACGTCCTCGCAAGGACCGGCGGAGCGAACTCCGCTCTCTCAATCTTCCCGGCTCGGGGTGGTCAATGAATAGATCAGCCACAAAACCAGGATGGCCACTAAGCCGGCGAGAATGGTCATTCGAGGGCTTTCTCTCGTGGGTGGGCATCAAAGTAATGCGCCAGGGACTCTCGCGCAAGGGTGGAGCATGACTCAGCATATTCAAGACATCCCTCTCAGCGCCGGTAGCGTCTCATCGATTGATGGGGTGGGCTGTGCCGAGGGCTCGGCTTTCGCTAACAGCAACAATCTGGATCGCGCCATAGCGGCAATGATCCGCAACGAATTTGCCGCAGCGCAGGCCACCCTGACGGCCTCCACGCTTGTCGCCATCGCGGGCATTGGACAATTCGGCTGGCTTTCCGGCGCCTCGACCATCCAAGGCTTCGGGACAGCCGTGACTGGCCTTTACAGGGAAATGCTGGCTCTTTCCACCCTCATCCTCGCCCCAACCACGGCGATGGGGCTGGACAAGTATTCCGCCAACATCTCTCTGGAGCCTGGCGCTCTAGTCAAGGCCCGCTCTCTCGGGGCTGGTAACTGGTCGGTCAAGCCCGAGCGAGCAACCGGACTGCCCATGGTCAACCCCACCGATATTACCGGGATCGGCAAGCACGTCATTCCGGTGAACATTGAGGCCTTCCTTGCGTCAACGACCAACGGTCCCGGTTCGTCTCAGGTCGAAACCACAACCAACAAAATCAACTTTAAAACCCTCGATTACGATGCGTCCACGGCTGAGACGGCTTGGCTGAAGTTCATCCCCCCGAGCAGTGCGGATGAGTCGCGGGGCTTCACCTTCGAATACGACTGGCGTTACGGGACGACCGGAACGGGTACGGGTATTGCGATGTCTCTTTCCATCCTCGCCCTGAGCGATGGTGATGCGGAAGACACCGCCCCCGGAACCGCCGTCACGCTCACCGATGCAAAGCTGGGCTCGGGCGTTCATCACATGAGCGCAGAGAGCGCAACGGTCACCCCAAGCGGATCTTGGGCGGCGGGCGATGAACTGATGATCAGGCTCGCCCGCGTCCCGACTGATGCTGCTGATCTTCTCACGGCTGATGCGCAGATCAAAGCCGTTCGCCTCTTCATGTACACCGATGCGGCGACGGACACCGCCTGATGCTGTTCCCCTATCAATCCGGAATCATGCTGGCTTCGAACCGGGGTCTACAAATCCCGGTGACGAGCTATGCGAACAACGGAGGGACGGGGGACCGCACTGCGCTCATCACCGTGACTGCGACGGCACCGATCGACGGCTTTGCGGGTGTTTTGAGCAATCTTGTGGATGGGGGGTTTGGGGCGAATGCGACGGACGCGACGAGCCCGATTACCACAGCAACGACAGGTCAGTACGTCCGCTTTCAGTTCCCGTCCAAGGTCTACATCGATGAAGCCAAGATCTACTACAACATTATCTTCACTGGGAACGGGGATTGGAAGTGGCGGGCGTCCAACGACGCATCGTCCTGGGTGGATGTGAGCGTAGCGTTTACGTGGGATGTCAATACCGAAGTGATGTCGCTCTCGCCGCCCGATCCGGCCGGATACCTCTACTACCAGATGGAAATCACCGCTGACCATAACATGGTCAACGATTGGTGTCTGGAGTTCGAATTTAAAATCGCCCCTGGGGCAACGTAAGGAAACTGGAGAAAACAATGGCCCTCCTTCACTGGTTGAAATCAGTATCCGGCATTCTGGGGCCTGTCCCAGTCAGCCTCACTGAACCCATCCCGGTCAGCAGCACCGTTGCGGGAGCGGCGGTCAGCTCCACAAATCCGCAGCCGATCACCGGAGCGGTACAGCCTCTCGTCACGTCCTCCGATTGGACAGCATCGGGAGACGTACAGAACGGGGCTTTGACCGATACGATGAAAGCCGCCCCCGGCGCGTCTCTCTATGCTGTCCTCACCTATCTCTCCATCTCTGCGGGGACGCTGGGCGCTGCCGCGACTGTTTCCGTCAAGGATGGCGCGGCCGGCACGGTTAAGTGGCAGTTGCGGCTTCAAACCACCGGAGGCACGCAGCACTTCCGGTTCGACCCGCCGATCTGCGCAACTGTGAACACTCTGCTGGAGATCGCGACGACTGATCCGACCTCGGGCCTCATCTACTGGGCTGCTGGCGGGACGGTGGTCGGCTAATGGTCCCCCAGGGCACCCTACGGGCTATGCAGGGGACGGCGCGCCTTCCTCAAGGAACGCTGCGCGGGCCGCGAGGGACGTTGCGATACAGCGGGGGGCAAGCGGGGGGCGCGGCTCCGTTCTACCGGACACTTGACGGCGTGGCGCCGGTTGCGGGCTGGAACTTCAAGACCGGGGAGTCAACCGGTCTTCTGGCCACGGATGCTTTCACTGGACTCAACATCACTGCGGCCGGGCTCACGATCAACACGAGCACAAACGTTGATGCTACGGCGGCCCTGCGTACGCTGATGGCGGCAAATTATACTTGGGTCTTTGTCCTAGCTGGCCGAGCCGGCTTGGCGAACGCGGGCGTGCTGGCTTACAGCGCAACCGAGGCCCCAGTCTTCATTGTCGCTGGCGGGCAGGTTCGCGCCTACAAATCTCCTGTTACCGGTCTCGACAACACTAACCGCTTCACCAAAGGCGGCAAGCGCATCATCGCCATGTCCCGCTCGGGGACGGCGCGCCAGATCACCCAAAATGGGATGCCCGTTGTAACAGATTCGACCGTTCAAACCGCAGCACCCAGCGCAGTTCAGATCGGGCGCTTCAATGGCGGATCGTATCTCAACGATGACATTGAGGAAGCGTACCTTTTCGATTTCGCTGGAACCTCGGCAGGTCTGAAGCTGGTCAGTAAGGATGCGTACAGCTCGCCCCTCTCGCCAGTGCCGTATTTCCGCGGGAGCGACAATCAATACATCGATTACGGCGCCAGCGTTCTCAAACGCGAGGCCGACCTGCCATGGTCGCTGATTGCGGTGGCTAAGCCGACAGCGGCGCCGGACGCGTCGGGGACGTGGCTTGGAGATATGCTGTTCACGACAGTTGCTGCCACCAGCATTTTCCCAGGCTACGAGGTTTGGTTCAGCTCAAGCGACGGCGTCAACGTCCGGATGCACATCCGGATCATCAGCGCGATCCTGACTCCTGCCTATATCGGCGCCTATGTCTCTACGACTGTCCTGACCGATCCATGGTCCTGGCTCACGCTGGGCTTCAGATACGACGGCAGCCGTACGGCGGCAGGTTGTGATTTCTGGCTCAACGGGGTGAAGCAAACGCGCACAGTCGAGAGTGACACTCTCGGCGCCAATTCGATATTGGGCGATCCGCAGCGCTTCGTCATCGGCAACCAGACCAACCGGCTCGGCTACTATCTTAAGGGCAATATGGCGTTCTTCCATTTCCGCGGCGATGCGCCGAACGATGCTTTCTTTTCCTCGCACGGCGATCCAAGCAGCCTTCCCGCTGCGGATGCGAACACGTTGCTTCAACCGGATTTTGCCAACGTCTCAGGGACTTCCGTGCCGGATCTCTCCCCGAGCGGGCTCACGGGGACGCTCAGCACTACGGAATTGATGATCGCGCCCTAACTAGCGGGACGACGGTTGCGCCAACAACCGCCGTCCCTACCACACCGCTTAAAGCAGGGCGGTAACCACGAACCTGATGAGGACCAGGCCATGGCGACGGCTAGCGTACCCCCGGCTCCTGCGACTTGGTGTCCGGTTTTGAACAGGAGGGCCTTTGAGCGGCCTTGTTTTGATGGCGGATGATCTGGAGGACGGCTACGAGGCCGCACCAGAATCACTGTTTCAGGGGCCGGTATCGCCTCAGTTCCTGGCTGGCTTGATCGTCGGGATTAGAGATCACTTGAAGTTTCAAGACCGCGTGATGCGGAGATTTCATGGAGAAAACAAAACCGTACTAGATGCCATGGAAAGAAAACTGGATATCGCCGCGATCGACCATGAGTGGATCGAGAACACCGGCCGCCCGATGGATGATCGGCTGAAGGTTCTCGAAAGCGCGGCGCTGGTGACCAAAGGCAAGGTTGCAGCCCTGGCCGCGGTCTGCACGGCCTGCGGTGGTCTAATCGTGGCTCTCGGCAAGAGCGGGGTGACATGGTTGATGAGTCACGCGCCATGAACGTGTCCTGGCGCGACTACGTTGACACGAGATTCGATGCTTCCGAGAAGGCTGTGGCGTCAGCCCTGGCTGCGGCAGAGAAGGCCGTAGCGGCGGCTCTCTCAGCAGCGAAGGAAGCTGTTACGAAAGCCGAAGCGGCGCAGAGCAAACGGGATGACGCGTCCAATGAGATCCGGGGCGCGATGGTCGATCAACAGAAGAACTTCGCCAGCTCTGAAAAGGTCGATGGACTGGGAGCCCGAATTACTGCGCTGGAGAGTCAGCAGGCGGCGGCCAGCGGAAAATCAGCCGGGGTGGTTTCAGTGCGAGAAGCGATCACCTGGCTCATCGGCGCAGCGGTGTTCCTGCTGTTGATTTGGGACAGGGTGAAGGGGCAATAGCATGGAAGTCAGTGACGCGGATTTGCTGACGATGGCCAAGACGATCTACGGCGAAGCCAGAGGGGAAAGCACTGAGGGCAAGATTGCCGTGGCATGGGTCATCCGCAACCGTCTCGCACGACCTAAGCGGTTCGGCCTAACGGTCGGTGCGGTATGCCGGCAGCCGTTTCAGTTCAGTTGCTGGAACCTTCATGACCCGAACCTTCCCAAGCTGAAGGCGGTCACGAGCACTGACCCTAGCTTCAGCGAGTGCCAGGAGATCGCGGCAAAGGTCTGTAGCGACAAGATCCCCGACCCCACGAATGGAGCGCAGTTTTACCGCGTGATCGGGACGCCTGCCGATTGGGCGATTGATCATTCGCCCTGCTACGAGGTTGGGGCGCACGAGTTCTTCAACGACGTGAACTAAGGAAGCGCCACGCCGGCCAATGGAAGAACCCGGATCAACAGAACGATCAGGATCACCACCAACCAAATCGCCTGGGCAACCTGCTTCACCGGAGGCTGCATAGGGATGAGGTTGATGATGACCCAGCCGATGTATCCGACCAGCCCGATAACCAGGAGGGTTATGAGGAGCGTGATCAGCATCAGGTGTTCTCGCTGTCGAGCTGGGTCGCATCTGCCAGAACCGCGTCAACCTTTGCGGTCAGGGCCACGACTTCAGCAGCCGTCAACCCGCCTTCAGTCGGGAGACCGGCTTTGATCGCGGCGATATCGGAACGGATGCCGCTGACGGCGGTCTGGATCGCGTCAACCTTGGCATTCAGGGCGTCTGTCGCTGCGGACATTTCATTAACCTTTCGGATGAGGACCTGGATCGCGGGATCGCGGAACCAGTGGAATAGGTCGGACATGGGGGAGCCCTCTAACGGTAGTAGGTAAACGAGATCGGCCTACTAGGGTTCCGGAACGGCAAGCGGACGTTGTGGGAACAATTGGAAACCGCTATAATACTATAGGCTAGATAGGGATTATCGATATGCAGACCGATACTGTCCTCGCCATGGTGCTCTCGTTGGCCCGCCAGGGGCTCACGGTGCTCGGCGCCATCCTGGCCTCCCACGGGTATCTGTCGGATTCCCAGACCTCGGATTTCGTCGGCGGGGGCTTGGTTCTGGTCTCCATCGTCTGGGGAGTTTGGGCAAAGCACACCGCGGCGAAAAAGACCCAGGTGATTGAGACCGTCGCGGCGAAGACCGGCGAAACCCGGGAAATCCCCACCCCCTCGGTTGAGGCGAAAGCCGATGCCGTTATTGCAGGAAAGACACTGCCATGAAGCGCTATCTGATCGCTCTTGCGTTCCCGCTGCTTCTGCTGCTCCAGGCATGCAGCCTCGACCCAGCGCAACGCGCGCACGCGCTCACAACCAGCTACACCGCATCCGCCAACGTCACGGCCGATTTGATGTCGGACGGCACCGTACCGGAGTCCGTCAAGCCCTGCGTCAAAGCCGGGGACCGGATCGTGTTCGGCTACGTCAAGCAAACCAACCTGACGGCTCAGCAGTGGATCAAGGCCGGGCGCGAGGAGCGTACCGTTCTGGAGCAGGCCGTCGATAACCTGATCGCGCTCGCTCAGGGGTCGATGGCCGACATCTCCCACATCATCGCAACGAAGGAGTGCGCGAAATGAAGATCAGCGGGAAGCTTCTCGGCAGGATTTTCGATCTGGCGCAGCTCGCAGCAGCCAATGCTCCCGGAGCGATCGAAGCGTTCAATGCATGGCGCGGCAAGGATGAGGTCGATGTGGCGCAGCTTGAGAAAGACCTCGACGCGGCCACGGCAGCCCACAACCGCGTGCAGAATGGGTGACGGCGCCATCCTGGACAAGCTCGTCGCGGCAATCCGTCGCGACGGGCCTATCCAGAAGCATGAAGACTCCGTGCCAAAAGACCTATGGCGCAAGGCTCTCCGGAGGCTCCGGTGACGCTCCACGCGGCCGGCTTCAACATCATTTGCGAACGGTGTGGGCGGCAACAGCCATTGGCGGACAGCACGGAGGCCAGAGCATTGGACTCAGCCGAGCGCATGGGCTGGGCGCGGGTGGATGACAAGGACTATTGCCCTGACGATGCGCTGGCCGCCCGGGCGGCCCTCAGGGAGAAGTGACCGTGCCGGGAGCAATGTACATGGGCCTGACCTGGTTCGAGTGCGTCGTCATCTCTGTATCTCTCGCCTACGGCCTGATCCGGCTTTTCGCTGAGCCGATCAACGATCTGATGGAGTGGATTTTCCGCTGATGTTCTCAGCCTTCCTGCATCTGGTCTACAGGTGGACGTTCGATATTGCCTGCGTCATTGGAGTGGTGACGGTGATTCTGCTCGGGGTTCTGCTCTGTATGGAAAAGGGATCGTTCAAAGAGCGGTGGCGCAATACCGGAGGCGGGACGTGACCCGGTGGATGAACAGCATTGCTCTGGCCATGGTGTTGCTCTTGGCGCTAGGGCTGGTGTTCGGGTGTACATATGACGAGAACAAGCAGGTAGATCCGGAGGCGTTTTCGATGTGGATCTTGCCGTGGTAGCAGTCCTCATAGCCTGCCTGATCTCAGCCCCGCACGACTGTCGGACGGTTGAGCTTTATCTCACAGAGCGGATGCCCCAGCCGCAATTCCTGGAAGCGCAAACCCGCGCCGCAACATGGTTAGAACAGCATCCCGGCATGGAGAAGAAATCGCTGAGGGTGGTGATGGGGAGAGGGGTTTAGAGGCGCAGTCGTTTCATTTTAGTGATGCAGCGCGTCGGGATTGCGATGATGCCGGATGCTTGTTCCGGCTTGCCGTCGCGATAGCCCAGGCTGATCGCCAGCCGCTTCTCCCGCTTGCCATCGTGGACGAGGAATCCTACCGAGACACACTCGGCAATTGCTGGCCCGTCAATATCCCGTATCCAGCTCCACGCTGGCGCGGCTTGGGCGCTGTCCCCCCATTCAATCAATGTGAGAGGCGGCTTACCCATCCGCCCGGAACCCCAGCGCCCGCAGCCGTTCCCCGTGGGCATCACGCTTGAGGACGCGGATTTGGGCCGCATACATTCGATGCTGGGAGGCGACGGCCGCAAGGTTTTGTAACTTCATACGACCTGCTTCCGTGCGACTATCGGCCTTCAACAAGATGCCATCGGCCTTTGCTGCTTGGGCATCATGCCATCGCGCGGCGGCTTCAAGGCCGTCCAGAAACGAAGGCGTCGGTCGCCGCGCCTCTTGCTGTCGCCATAGCTGCGCTGCTACGGCAATGCGCTCCTGTCGTTCGACCGCCTGTTGATGCTGGCGCGCCTTGGTCGCCATCTCACGCTCCAATCCAAAGAGATTCATTGTACCATACCGCCGCGAAGAAATCGCTGAAACTCATTGCAGGACGCGGGGTTTAGTGCGATTCTAGCGGGGCTGCGGAATGGGCACCATCTCTATGCTGGCACGTCCTCATTCAGTTGAGGCTCCGGGGAAGCCCAGCCAGTTGGTCGATTAGAAGAACCGGCCCGCAGCAACTTCTCATCTCAGGAGCGACGCGTGAGCGACAATAAGATCATCGACGGGCTCAATGATGCTCTTGACGGTCGTCTCTCTCGGGTAGAGCGGCGCTACGGGTTCACGACGGTCTGCGTTTTGCCGAACGGCCTGGGCGCGGTCACGAAACTTCAGCCCCGCGGCGATCGGATCGTCGCCAAGACGGCCAGCGGCATCGATTTCATCGTGCCATTCCCAGCACACGGGAAGGAGTAGACCGTGAGTAAGAGGCTTGAGGCTGGTCGCGGCGACGAACTCCGGATCATATGCCCACTCTGTAAGACGACCTGGAGCACGACGGCGCTGCCATGCGAGTGCCCGGAGTGCGGCGCCAGCGTCACCGTCCGTGCGACGAAGCTCAAGCCCGAACAAGACAACACCCGCTAACCCCCCCCATCCATCCCCCATGAGGGGGAGAGAGACGAGAGGGGGCGGCACGGTAGCATCACCGGCCGCCCGCGCAGAGTCACCCGTTCATCCGGCCGGCGAGCGCTGCCTGTTCGACGGGTGAGAGGTCCCAGGCCGCAACAACCAGCCAGAGATCAGCCTTCCCGATGCGACGCAGCAGGAATGGATCGACTGGCGGGACCTTCGTCCATTCGGCCTCCCAGAGTACCGAGTAATTCGCCAAGGCGCGCTTGGGGCGGAGGTGGACCGGGATGGTGGGGAGCACGGCTTCGGCGTTCCAGATGGTTTTGGGGAACGCAAAAGAGCCACGCTGGAACGACACGGTCCGCTTGTCGCGAGAGTGCGGGCGTTCGGCGGTGAACTCGCAGCTACCGTCCTCCCAGCCGCGGAACCGGCACTTGCGTTCCGTCGCCTGCATGATCGCCAGCTTTGGGAGGCCATCTGCGTTGAGGCCGGCAGCCTTCACGGCCTCCAGCGCCCGGATGATGACGCGGCCCTGGGCGATGAGCTGATAGGTCCGCTGGATCTCACGGTCGATCGGCTGGGAATAGTGCTGATGCTCGCGGTATTTCCGGTACAGCTCCCGGGCTTCCTTCACCGGCATTTCAATGCGCGGGGCAGTGATGGTCATGGCCTTCTCTCCTCATGGTTTGGTTCACGATGAACCAAGGGACCGATGTGTTGAAGATGGCCAAGTGCTTGAAAGAAATGGTCGGAGTGAGAGGATTCGAACCTCCGGCCCCTGCGTCCCGAACACTTGGCTTACCCACGAATAGCCAGCATTATAGCGGCTTTTCGCGAATCTCACTTGCGCTTTCGCGAACTCATTTCACCTTTTGTCTCGCGATTTTGGTTCATCTGAACCAAGGGGAACTGTGTCAAGGCGTCCGCTGCATCCTTCAGATAATCCGGCGAGTGTTTGGCGTAGACCCGCTCCGTCACGTCGGTGGAGGAATGCCCGAGATAGAGGCTGATCTGCCGCATCGGGACCCCGGACTCTGCCATCCATGTCGCCGCAGTATGCCGGAGGGTGTGGGGCGTCACCCCGTGAATCCCAGCCCGCTCACAAGCTCTGGCAAATCCCTTCTTAACGCTTGCCACCTTCTCGCCCGCCCATTCAATCACGTAGGGCGTCGTCCTGGCCTCGTAAGCGCGCTCCAGCGCTTCCCGCGCCCCAGGCGTCATCGGCACGACAGAGCGCCCCTTGCGCGTCCTGGCCCGTCCCGGAGGGTTGAAGTCGATGCGGCCGAGATCGAAGGAAACGCGATCCCAGGTCAAATCGAGAATGGCTCCAGGCCTCGCAGCAGTATTGAGCGCCAGATCCACAAACAGCCGGACATGGGCGCCGGCGCAACCTTCCCGCAGGCGGGCGGCTTCATCTGCCGAAAGCCACCGGTCCCGGGGCTCTCCCGCATCGGGCATGAAGATGAATGGCGCTTTCTCCACCCACTTCTCGCGCTCAGCCCAGATCAGCGCCGATCGCAAGAGGGCCATTTCGGTGTGTACAGTCTTGGGGCGGATTCCGGCGTCAGCTCTCAGCGCCGCATAGCCGTGGCAGGTCTGCTTATCGATGTGCTCGGGCAGCATGGTGGCGAAGTAGGCGAGTGACTTCCGACCTCCGACCTTCGGCCTATCCTCGAGATACCCGGCCAGACAGTCGCCCACGGTTACGCGGCTCGGTCTGGGTTGTCGCCGGCCGGCTGCGAGAACGCCTTGGTAAGCCGTTTCTGCCTCTGCCCGGTCCGTTGTGCCGAGCGAACGGCGGCGAGTTCGGCCTCGCTCAGTCCAAGCGATGCACCAGGTCCCGCGATATCGGACGAGTCGGCGTTTTGGCTCTGACATTCCCCCGCCTCATAAGCTTCCACGGCCGCGGCCGAAATCCTAAGCAGTTTGCCGACATGGAAGCAAGGAAGGGCGCCAGACCGGCAAAGCTTCTGGACGTGGCGCGGCGTGCAATGCCAGCGCTCCCCGAGGGTTTCCGGTGAGAATGGGGGCTCTATCATGGCTCAACCTCGACAACTTCCACGCCAGCGGCCTTGGCGATCTTGACCATGTGCGCCGTGCCTTTCCCGCCGGGGAACGCGATCACCACGTCAGGGCGCTGCCCGAGCATGTTCTTGTTGCGGATCGGCCCAGCGGCTTTCCCGTCTCGTTTCCAGTTCGCAGGGCAGGCGTGAACGCCGACGATGTTGTTGAGCTTCGCCCAGGTCGCGGCCATCGTGTCAGCTCCAGATGCGTTGCCGTGGAACAGATGCCGGATCGGGCGCTGCTTATGGAACAGGCCCAACACCTCCTCGATGCGAGCGCGGTTGCGATAGTCTCGCCCGCCGCAGACGATCACGCGGAGTCCGTCGCTCATCTACTCCACCCGTCTGGCGGTGTTGGATGCCTCTTTGAATCCGTGCGCCGCTGTTCAATGGGTGTTGCTAAGTGACCCTGCCGGCCGCGCTCGAAATTGCATTTCCAGCACGCAGCCACGTTCCGAAATTCGCCTGCATGTTTCCCGCGTTCCGGACTGTGCCGGTCGTCCATGTGATCATAGGTGGCCAGGTTGAGCGGCGGCTTGACGCCTCGCCGGTTCTCATGGCTTCCGGGCGGGAGCATGTCGCACTTGCACCAGAAGCATTTCCCGCCCTGGATCTGGAAGAGCGCATTCAACTGGCGGCGTTTCTTTTGGGTCCAATTCTCGCCGCTTCGCCGTCTGTCCTTCATATCTCTCACCCCTGGGATTGTGTGGTGGGGGTCAAAATGGCACCTCAGGTTCAACTTCCGCATTCTTGAATCCCGGCAGGAACTGCACGCCATGGGTCGGCACGACGGCCGGTCGCCAGACATGGCCGCATCCCTGACAGGCGTGGGTGTGGTGAAGCTTCGTGGCGAACTCGCCTTCATCGATATGCCGCGCCTTGCACAGCGGGCAGTGCAGCAGCATCGGTACGGATTGGCCGATCCCAAGTTCGGAGACGAATGAAAACTCGGTCATCTACTCCACCCCTCTCGCCCCAAGCCAGATCCAGCATCCGCACTCGGGGATAGGGATTAGCCTTTTGCTTATATTTTCTGGTAGCGTATTCATTTCTCCTTCTTCTCCCGCCTGATCTCCTCTGCCGCCTTTCTGGCCCAATCATCAGATACAGGAGGAGGGGTATCGGATGAGCGGCGATTGTTTTTGCGCTGATCTTCGATGTCATAGGCTTTGAAGTTCCCGGCGTTGCGACGGAAAATCTTTGTATGGTCAGCAAGAGGAGCCGGGGAGGCGGGTGCTGCGGCAATCATGGCGCGGTAGATGCGCTTTGCCTCATTGGCGAAATGGCGCCAGTGGCTTTGCGCGTAGGGCTCGCCAACCATATCGGCAAAGTCGGTCGCGCCCGGAATGACCATCGCCTCGGTCGGCTCTCTCGGGACCAGCACCCAATCATCCCCCACCGTAGTGGTAGGGAGGCGGGAGGCTTGCCATGCGACCCAAGCAATGTGCCGGGCGTGAATATCAATCTGGCCGTCTCCCCAAGTCGTAATATTTTCCTTGAGGCTGGGCATTTCGATTTCGATCCACCGCTCGAAAGCCTCCCTCTCCCCCAGCTCTCCGGCAGGTTGAGGAAGGGTGGAGTTGAGGCGCCTTACGATCTCATCCGCCGATAGAACGCGGCCATCGGAATCAGCGACAAGCACGGCATGCGGGATTTGGGAGTGCGGGATTGTCTTGAACGGCTCAACCATGTCCTGTGTCCTTCGTGGATTGGGTGAGGGTGGCACGGGCGAGAGCGGCAATGCGTTCCCTGAACAGTTCGTAGTTCTTTGGGTGACCGCCGTTATCTCTCGGTAGAGAGGCCTCTCTATGGATTTCTTCCAGCACCTTCAGTGCGTTGTCGCGGGAGGTTTCGGCGGCGGTAGCGCGCTCGTCGCGACTTAACAACAATTGGCCGACTTCAGCTTCGTGCCGCTGTTTCGCCTCCGCCAACTCCTTCTCAAGCTCTGCTATCCGGTCTGCGGCTTCCCCGTACAGCGTCGCTTCCGGCTTAGCCTGTCCGTACCCCTCTAATCGGAGTGTGTCAGCGGTATCTTTGGCCGCGCCCTTCAGTCGTTCCACCAGACCTGCTGCTGTGGTATCGGTCGTCATCGCTTCACCCTCTGATGTATCGGCCGCGCAAAGTTCATCCGGTTCGCTGCCTCTGTGACTGCGCTTTCCGCCAGAGCCTCGATAGACTTCCCTTGATCCTGGGCTTCGCGGCGGAGGATTTTCGCTGTGTGGGAGTCGATGTGGAGGGTGAGGGTCATGAGAGGTGATCCAGGAAGGCGCGCATCCGGGCGCGGTCGGAATCACGGTACATCTTTGCTTCAGCGCTTACATACTTGAAGGTCATACCATCAGGTTGCATCGTCCAATGCTCCGGACAATACGCGACGCAAAGCTCGTCAATCTCTGCATCGGTCGGCGGTTCGGAAGCGGCGAGCATGGCGCGGAACATCGGCACAGAGAATCCGCCGGAATGCAGCGCAACCTCGCCGTGACGTTCGCGTGATTCCTTGGCCTGCTTCTGAAATTCGGCATGGAACGGTGCGTCTGCCGCCTCCTCCATCGCCTCGCTCGGCTCTTTGCGTACAATCCGGAATGTCATAGCGGGGGTATCGGCCGTCATGGTTTGCCAGCCTTCAGCGCACGAAGCGCCGTGAGGCACTTGCCGCAGATATGGTTCTCGGCGGCTGACGGTGGCTCCAGTTGAAGCCATTCGGAATCCATAGTGAACTTGATGCCGTACCCCGGCGCAGCGTTCGGCGGCGGATCGCTCAGCACGGCTTCCCGGCATAGGTTGCATTCGTATTTGCGTTGCGTGGTCATAGCGGGTCTCTCTCCATGGGGGCCGTCATGGCTTCTGTCCGAAGTCCGGGGGTAGTTTGAAGCGGCGGTTCACGGCGCGGCGCGCTTCCGCCGGAGACTTCCATTCACCGGGGAAGTCCGCCCACCATTGGCCCTTAGCGATCGGGTAGAAGCCGCAGACGTAGGCGCCGTTCATTAGCAGCTTCCGCCCCTTCCACTCCATGGCGGCGGGTAGGGTCTTGGGGGTCATGGCTTCTTCCATTCCTTGTAAAGATTCCGCGCGTATGCCCTGAAGCAATCCCGCAGCAGCCAATCGGGGGCGTGTTCTCGCAGCATGGTGATTTCTCCGCCGTTGTGGCCCTGCTGGTGCAGGTAGTGGACGACCGGGATTGCTTCATCGTCGCTGCTCTTGAAGCCCTTGCCTGCGGTTCCGATGTGCATGGGGTCAACCGCCATGTCTTCGGTCGCAGAGAATCCAGTAAGCAGGCAGGACTGCGTTTTGAGGTAGTCCAGGTATTTGCGATCCCGGATTACAATGTCTTTTGGGAGGAGAAGGGTCATCGGGCCTCGGCAAGCTGTCCGGTTTCGACACGGTAGAGCGATTCCATGAGGTCGAACCTCGTTGCGATATCGTCGGTGTTGTCCAGTTCGGCGCGGGACTTCACGCCACAGCGCCAGCGGATGTACATCGCAGCACTTTCTTTCGGATCGCCGGGCCACTTCTCGGGGTTGATTTCCATCGCCGCCTTGTCCGTTGCCCAAGCTTGAAAGCGGTCGTCGCTGCAAAGGATTCCGGCCCTCTGTGCGCGGGGTAGCGCGGTCCATGCCTTGCGGTCGTTAGCCGGCACAAGCCCGGCCGTTGGCTTGAGAAGGGCGAGCGCAACCGGCCTTTCTGACCCCGGCAGTGGACCACCGAAAGCCGCAACAAATCCCTGGTAATCCTCGATCTTCATTTCAACAATTACCTGGAAGACGCCACGAGTCTTGACGGTTTTGATATCGGCGTAGTTGCCGCTAAATGCTGCCGGGGTCATGCTGTTTTCCTGCGCTCTGCGTTGATCTCACGATGCCGTTGACCGTGGCATCGTTTGCATAGCCAGATTACTTCGAGTGGCTTGCTGTAATCTTCGTGGTGGGCATTGACGCCCACGCCGTAGCCGCATCGTTCGCACGGCTTTGGCTTGAGACTCCCGGCATGAATGGCATTGCTAGCCGCAAATCTGGCCTTGTATTTCTCGGGGTACTTTTCCTTGTCGCGCTGGATGTAGGCCGCGCGTTGTTCAGGACTTGCCCTATAGGCGCGACGGCGTGCGACCCGGTCGGGATCATCGGACCGATTGCGATCGTATTCTCGGTAATAGGCTAGATTTTTGGCGCGGGTTTCTCGCATCTTCGCTTTGCTGCATTCAATGCATTCATTTAGATGGCCGTCAGCCATCCGTTTGTGCTTGTAAAAAGCTTCCAACGGTTTTGGCTGACGGCATTTTCGGCAAGTCTTCATTTAGACAAAGCTCGGGGCGAACGGAATATCGTCGTCCAGGTCCGGCGCTCCGCCACCGTAACCGCCGCTGGCGTTGGGTGCGGGCTGGCGCGGGGGCGGTGCAGGGCGGCGCTGGTGCTCGGCCGGTCGGATGCGGATGGCCTGCACCGACTTGCCTTGGTAATCGACCCAGGCCGGATAGAGGATGACCTTGCAGCCGCCCCAATCGTCCATCTCAGGGCCATAAGCCGCCGCGATGTTCGTGGAGTTGGTCTTGTTCAGGGCGACGCCCTTTTCCTTGCCTTCGAAGTATGCGACGGGCTTGCGATCATCGCCCTGACCGATCTTCTCGATTTCGACGCGAGCGATCGTGACGGCGATTTCACGGCCCTGGAGGTCTTCGGCCTTGAGGTACTTGCTTGGGTAAACGTCGTTCACATTCATGGTCTTGTCCTTGAGGTTAGAAAGCGGTCAGCCCCGCGCTTTCATCGGGTTAGAATCGTGACACTTTTCCCGCCGTTCGGGAGTTGCGCGCCGGCCACCGGCCCCAGCTCCAGCGCATCGCGGAGCCGCCGCTTGTCCAGCTTCGGATCGGCGTCGTTGAAGTATTGCTTCGGGATCTTCGTGGGATCGGTTACAATGACACCGCGTCCACCGTTGCGCAGAGAGAGGGTCAGGTTTGCGCCATCGATCTTCTCAAGCTGAAGGTTCTGCATAGTGGCGGTGACCACGCGGCGCTTCTTCTCGGCACGCTCATCAATGCGGTTGGCGCGCTCTTGAAGCTCTTTGATGCGGGCCTTGATGGCGGAGATGGAATGCTCGTCTTGAAGTGCACTCTCGGCGATCTCCAGCAAGCATTCCTCGACATCGGTCTCGGACTGCATGGCTTCGACGAGGCTGACGGCATCGAAACTCTCGGCCTCTAAACGAGCCTTGAGCCAAGCCCACTTTTCGAGTTCCGCGCTCAGTCTGACTTGCTGATTCATACGAACCGTCCTCCTGGATATTCGACATACCGGCCCTTGGGAGTGATCCAAACGTTGCCGGTGCCGTTACAATTGCGGCACTCAGCAGGCCCGCCGGTATCATCGGCCCGCACACCATTGACGCAGCACCCGCAGGTTTCGTGCTTCCAGCCCTTAGCCAGATACGACTGGCGCCAACTTTCGTAACTACCGTCGTCGCTCATCCGCTCACCCCGCCACGATCACAGCAACAATACCGATGGCAAACAGGGCGCAGAGAGTACCGGCGGCAAAGCCTTGGAATAGGCCGCTGAAGTAGGAATCCCCGTTGATCTGCAGCGAATTGCCGCCGCCGATGTCGATCCACTCGTTGCTGTCCGGCTCACGCCATCCGGAGTTCTGGTCGTCCATGACCTCGATGCGGTCCCCGGTGAACTTGGCCATCGTGATCATGGCTGCCTCGCTGTGATGGTGGCGATGAAAAGACCGAGGGTCATGGCTAAGTCCTTCTCGTTTCCGCGAGAGTTCTGCGGATTGACTCAAGCTCCTGTTCCCGGAGCGGGATTTTCTCGCACTTGTGCCACTCCAGAATGGCCTGCAGCTCATCGCGCAATAGTTCAATCGCGCGGTCCTTCGTCATGATCGGTCTTATGCGGGCCACTTCGTCTCTCTCCTTCATCCCCTCTCTAGGGGGAATGGACTCTCTAGGCGGTTTCTGCTTTGGCGACGAACTTGCGGATGCGCTTGGCGACCTGCTTGGGGGTTTCGTCGCCGAGCTGATAATCTGGGTTGAACAACTCTTCAGCCTGTGCCCACGTGACGCCAAAAATCAGCGTCGCGGCCTCCTGGAAGCGCCGACTGCGCCCGTTGACCATCAAGTATTTGGTGCGCGGGCCCCATGTCAGACCCCGCGCCTGAAACCACGGGTGCAGTCCAGCGAATCCCATTGCGCAAGCAGCCGTGCCGCATGAGTGGTTCGCCGGCAGATCCGGGTTGATCTTCTCGACCACGGTGCCCATGTCGAAGTAAGCCTTGCCGTCACCCGGGATCGTCAACACGCGACCGCGAGAGCACCGCTCCAATTCGCTCGCCAACTTCATAAGCCGTTCCTTGTTCATGTATCTCTCCTCTTCAATCCCTCTGGGGATGGGCTAGGCGGACTTGGGCTTGTCACCAATCTCGATACCAGCCATGACGCCGCGCACGAGATTGAATGTGCTGCGTTGAGCATCAGCGAGCCGCTCGGAAATCTGGGCGCCCGTGTAGCGGTCGAGAATCTGGCGGTAGGCCTCCACATCCACAGCGATCAGGGCGATGCGGTCGGCAACGCGCTCAGAACCATACTCGCGGAGCCCCTTGGCGATTTGCCGAAGCTCCCGGGCGACGGCTGCAAGGCTGTGCAGTGACACATGCGCGTCATCCAGCGTTGGGTTCTCAGGAACTTTGATGCTCTCGAAATCGCTATTCATCGTTTCGTTCTCCCTACCCCAGGCGCGGGGAGCTATTGTTGTGGCCCTGAAGACGTTCACGGCTCGATTTCCGCTGACGGCCAGTAGACCTTGCGAGCTTGGCCCAGGAGGTCATCGACCTTCCGCGTGATATCGGAGGCGGGCCATTGCCATGACGGGTTGCCGGAAAGCTGATCTCTCAGCTTCTCCCAGTGCTCAGCCGACATGGTGATTGTCATCGTGTAGAGAATGTCGCCGGGCTTCTCGCACTTCAGGCGCACGTCAACGGTGCTCATCATGCCGTTTCCATCTGCTTCAGGGCTTCGAGGCCCATCGGGGTGAGGGTCCATGCCTGCCGCTTCCCACCATGGAGAGGGACTGGCGCGCCATCCGCGGAGATCCACCCCGCGCACCGGATCGCAACGGCGACTTGCGCGCGGACCTTCACCCCGGCATTGATGGGCGGGACGTTGCTGAGGCTCCAGGAATCACCACCATTCGGGTGCTCGTACCGGGCCAACGTGGCGCCGCTCTGCATCATCTCCAAAACACTCCGCTGCGCAGGGGTCGGCTGCATGCGCTTGTTCACCGTGCGCGCTCCTCATCTTCCGCCTGAGCCTCAGCCCAACGGTCATTGAGGAAAGACCGCTCGCAGGCATTGGCAACCTCACGGCCGCACTTAGAGCAAAGAGTTCCACCGTCCACGAACATGACGACCGGTTGCTTGCGGCATTCCATCCCGGCGCGGTAATTGGCAGAGCGGGTTTCGTTGCTGGTTTGGAAGGACATGGGTTAGGCCTCCGCTTTGGCGATGGCGGCGCGGATCTTGTCGTAAGCGGTTGCCGTTGTTTCGCCTTCATCCAAGACAGCCTTGCAAGCCGCCAGCAAATCGGGAGCGGCGGCCATCAGGCGGGCGTTGGGCTCAGATGCCGCCGCCAATTCTCCGACATCGCAGAGCACCATTGCGATGGTCCAGCCGTCTCCGACAATGCGGTGAGACGCATGATCTGGCTCGGCCATGTAGTTGCAGTTATCGGCACCCTCTGTGCTCCAAGGCCCCGGCGTGTGCTTCGCTTCGATCTTGCTGAGGTCGGTCATTGCGGCGCTCTCCATCTGGTCTGATGGAGAGAATGTAGGACGCTTCCTCCTTCAGTGCAAGCATAAAAAGAGGAAAAATCTTACATCGCAGTCGCAATTTTCAAAACCCGGGGATTCCGGGCCTGAATTAACGGCTTAGCTATGCGGCGGGTACAGCTTGAAGCTGGGCACGTCGGCGGGGCAGAAGGGCATCAACCGGTCTAGGTCCCCATCTGTTAACGGTTTGCCCAGCTTGCGCACGATGTCGTCATTGATCCGGATCAGCTCGCTTTGGGAGAGGTCGAGTTCACCGCGGGCGTAGGCGTCGAGCTTGGGAAGGTCGGCCGGCGCAACCCCGCTCAGTACGAAATCCGAGGAACACTCGGCATACCGGCGCCGGAGATCGTAAGAAGCCTCAGGAGGGAATTTGGTATACGCCCCTAGATCAATCAGCAAATCTCGGTAGTTGGAATATTTGCCGCGCTCCAGGGCCGTTGCGGAATCCGCTGCACAACCGCTGATAATAAATGCTGCGATGCACGCGCTCACGATTGGGTGATTTTTCCCCTTATCCACAGCCCTGTCCCCCGTTAGAATCGCGTGATGTCCAAAACTGCACAGGCAATTAGATTCAAAGCGTCATACTCGGTGTGTATGCGGGGAGACGTGTCATGAGTCCTAGGCGTTCCGGTCTAATAACGCCTCCAGAGCGTCAAGGTTCTCCCGAAGCTGGGCAATCGCATCCCGGTCAACCTCTACCACCAGAGTTTGTGTATCTCCAGTCAGTTGGATCTCTAAAACCGTGGTCTGGCCGTTTAGTAGTGTCGCTCCTGATCCAATCACCTGACCCAAAGATTTAACATTCTTCGCCAGACGTACCGGCCCCAGCTTCGGCCGCTCAATCCTACGCCCGTGCTTGAAGGAGTCCGGGTGGAGGTCGAAGACCTGGCCCAGCGCCTCCCGCACGTCCTCCGGAAGCTCCTGAGGGGACCCGCGCATGAAATACTGGTTGAAATAGGCCCGGTTCTGGCCGATCGCCAGTGAGAGAGGGGCCTCTTTCTTACCCTCCGCCCGGATCAATTCCTTAAGAAACTTACGCTTCTGGTCCATCCCCGGGTCATAGCCAAAACTTTTCTTACTTGTCGGAAAGAAGCATCTTGCATTGTGGGGAGGATTGATCCTACCTTAGGCAGATGCAACTGATCGAATCCTTCAAGCGCCGCGTCCGAACCGCCCTCGAAACGCATGAGGTGTCGGCCCGCAAGTTCGGAGACGACGCGATGGGCGACCCCAGTTTTGTGCGACGCCTGTTCGGCGGCACCGCGCCGACCATCAAAACAATCGAACGCGTCGAAGCCCACATTGCAAAGCTTGACCGGCAAAAGGCCGAGCGCAAGCGCGTAAGGGCCCAATGAGGCCCGACACCCCATCAATGCTCCACGGACTGCGCTGGATCGATGCCCACCAGCCCGTGGGCCAATTCCCCGCCGATGCGCCGAGCGCGACCATTCGCAAGCGCCTTGAGGCTTTCGGGCTGATTGAGCGATGCGGCGTTGAACCTGGACGTTTCGGTTTCATCAAATTCCAAGTCACCGACAAGGGGCGTCAGTTGCTGTGGGAAAACCGCGCATGAGCCCGTACATCCTAGCCGCCTCGGAGCGCGCCGCTTTGCCGATCAGCGTTGATTACCGTGAATACAATCACCAGCAGCGGCGCAATGGGGCGCGGGATCACTTTGAGATATCGTGGCCCGGCAATAAGCGCACCCTGTTTATGTTTCGCGACGAGCCCGACGCGGCAGCCCGCGCCTATTTGAGCCTCTGTGAATCTCTATCCAACCCCGACACGGTTTCCTCCCTGTCGGCAACCTCGGCCGATCGCTCCGCACCTTCCCCTGAAGGGGTAGCGTGATGCGGTCGGCCGCTCTTCATCGCTCGGCTAGTCCCTGCCAGGACACGCCAAGCTATCTGTCCGATCTTGATGGTCCGATTTGTACGCTCGTCCATGAAAGCACCCCGTCTTCGCCCCATCAACATGGAGCGGAGAGTCCCTTGCCTCAATTGGCCAAGAGCACCCACGAAATACGGGAACGTCTTCACAGCGCGCTTAGGCGCCGCATCGGAATTGGGAAGCCAGTCAGCGTCAAGGTTGTAGCGAACGCGACTGGTCTCACTGAGCGCACCATAGAGAACGCTATGAGCGGTCTAACGATGCCGCGAGGCGACACGCTGATGGCGCTGATCGATTTCTTCGATGCGACGTTCGCCAATGAGGTTTTCGCAGGCACGACGTTTCTTGTCGTGAAGCTGAGTGATCACAGGGCCGCCGCTGCGGCGAGGATGATCAATGAAGGCGTGGCTGTGTTGGCCGCACTCGGGAGGGGCAAATGATCGGCCTATGCCTCCTAGGCGTCGTCATCTGCAACGGAATCGTTCTCGCCTTGGCCTGCCGCAACGCCGCCAACCGAGAGAAGGCGCGCCAGTCCCCGAACGTAGTCGATCTACAGCAGTACCGGTTCTACCGCCGTTTAGATGTGAGGGTCTGATGGGCTACACAGTGCTTAAGCCGCGCGTGATGCGCCGTACCGATGCAGTCTGCGCCAGCCTTCAGGCGCGGCAGAGCCACGGGAAATGCCGCGTCCTGTTCGAACTCTCCTTCTCCCAAACTCTGATCACGTCGCTCCGGTGGAAGAAGGGCGAGAAGTTCGAAATTTCCATCGGAGACGGCGCGGAGCAAGGCTATGTGCGGATCAAGCCCGCTGAGGACGGATATCAACTCAAGTCCTCGGGCAACACGTCACAGCGCCTGCGCTTCAACCTCGCATACTGGGGCAAGGAAACCTCGCACCAATCCGAGGCCTGCAATGCCAAGCCCGACACGATGACGCGCTCGCTCATCGTAGAGCTGCCCTGGCAGAAGCGCATTCTGAAGGCCGCGGAATGACCGAAGCCGACGCCCGCATCAAGCTCACCCGAGAGATAGAGAAAGCAGTCTCTGAATACGGGATCGCTCACAAGCCAGGGTTAGCCCAATTCATAGCCTCTAAAATACTGGAGGACATTCCAGGCGTGATGGAGGCGGTGAAGGACAGTGCGCGAGGTAAAGTCTCGTGAATGTTTCACGGAAACATTTGGTGACGCCATGACCACGCTCCGGCAGATCGCCGAGAAGTACGGCGCTGTTCCAAAACCCAAATACGGCAACGAGCGGGTAGGGGAATATGACTCCAAGCTAGAGATGCGGGGGTTTGGAGAGCTGGAGATCCGCCAAAAGCTTGGGGAAATCTCCGGTCTAAAGCTTCACCCGCGGTTCCCGATCGTATGGCCCGGCCAGGAAGAACCCTTCACCACGGTTGAGATGGACGCCAGCTTTATGGAGCAAGGCGCGCTTAGGGTGGTCGACTGGAAGGGCCACGATACGGCTCTCAGCCGGCTCAAGAGGAAGCTGCTCAAGGCGGCTTACGGCATTGACACGGAAGTCATCAAAAAGGTGCGCAGATGACGCAGATGGACCTCCTGAGCTACCGCGACGGTGGCCCCGGCTACAAAGCCGAAGGGACGAGCAAGGAAGCGGCTGAGAGGGTCGCCGGCACGTCTGAAGCAGCCCGGGGCAAGATCCTCTCCTATCTCTGGACCACAGCCCCAAGGACCGCAGACGAGATTGCGGGGCACTTCGGGTGGTCGGTGCTCTACACCCGCCCACGCGTCTCTGAGCTTCACAAGCTGAAGGCGATCAAGAAGGCGGGCAGGCGGCGGAACGACTGTTCTGGCTTAAACGCCAACACATGGACGGTGGCATGAGCAACGCCGTTGCCTTTGTGCGCGGCATTATTCCGGACGCGGAGAACCGGGAGAAGGATGATTGGTATCCATCTCCGCCGGAGGCGACCGCCGGCCTATTGCGAGCTGAGATGTTTGACGGACCGATTTGGGAATGTGCCTGCGGCGATGGGGCTATTTCAAAGCCACTGATCGAAGCCGGGCACACGGTTGTTAGTTCGGACCTCGTAGACCGCGGCTACGGAGTCCCGGCGATCGATTTTCTGATGGAGTGGCAGGGTAGGGCGCCAAATATTGTGACCAACCCACCGTTCAAACTGGCTGAGCAATTCGTAATTAAGGCTCTAGATTTGACAACCCGCAAGGTGGCGATTTTAGCGCGCCTTGCTTGGCTCGAAGGCATTGATCGCCGAGACCGGATATTTACGAAGACCCCGATTGCCCGCGTCCATGTCTTCTCAAGGCGCCTTCATATGCAAAGAGCTAGGGCGGCGACCAAGGAAGACGCCGGCGGCATGATCGCGTTTGCTTGGTTCGTTTGGGACCATCAGCACAAGGGGCCTCCGACCCTGGGGTGGC